AATCACAGTTAAGTACACAGAGACAACATCAACAGGAACAATCACAAAAGAAACAAACTACAACTTCCATGTTGATACCGCATCAGGCGCAAGTGATTTAATTTCACAGACCGCAAAGAATGCAAAGGAAATGAATGCAACTGTTCAAGAAGTAAAGGTTACAGAAGAGAACCAAAACTCTTACACAAACCCTTACCGCAACCTTTCAGATAGCGAAATCTTGGACTTACTCCTAACCAAGTAACCGCAAGAATTAGCCCCCCTATCCAAGGGGGGCTTTTTCTTTTTCTAAGACACACCGCACAAAAGCTTCCCTTTAATCTTGCAAAGTGCAGGAAAGTAATCTATTCTTTCGGTAGTGGGAAACCAAGTACCACACTAGGGAGAAAACAAATGAAACTAGCAATTAAACTAACCGCAGAAGGAAACGCTTCTATCATTGACCTAACGGCAGATAGTAACGAACTACTAACACTTCAAATGGCGGTAGGGGGTCTTATTGAAGCAAAGACTCTTGAAAGTGGTTACACCCTTATTATGAATGAAGAAGGAAAGTTGCAAGGTCTTCCAGTAAATTCAAGAGCCACCGAAATTTGGTTGGCTAACTTCCCAAACTTTCCTGATGTAATTCTCGGTGATGTAGTTATTGCAGGGGGTTATGATGATGAAGGTGAGCAACTAGGTCTTGACTCTGATTATGCTAACCGCTTATTGAAACTCTTTGCACAAGCATAAGAACTAAAGCAAAGAACCCCCTACCAAAAGATAGGGGGTTTTTTGTTGTCCTTAATTAAGGGAGAACTCCAACACTCTCACCTTGAAAGAGATAAGCCAAAACTTCTTCATCAAAGCAACCGCACTCATCAAGTCCTTTAGACTTTCTAAAAGCGTTAATCGCTTCAACTGCTCCTTCTCCAAGACGACCAAACTTATCACTCATTACTGAATTGAAACCTAAATCATTCAACCGCAGTTGAACTGTCTTGACTGACTCAGAGTTTCCTTCATAAGCATTTACTTTCAATGCAGAAAGATAGACATACTTTTCAGGGTTGGCTTGAAAAGTTGGGGCTTTCTTTTCTTTCTTTGGTTCTTCTTTAATCGCTACTGGTTCAGACTCAACGGCGAGCGCTTGCTCATTAGTTGAAGGCATTAGAGAACCAAGCAACGGCATAAGGTTTTCCTGCTCGCTCATAGTCTCACTTCTTTTCTGTGGGGAATTTGCCAAGCCACTCTTTGAACTTAGCGTAGTGCTTTCCACTAGTACTAGTATAAGCGTCTTTGCCTATGTGCCAAGAACTCCAGTCAAGTCCGCCTTTGCTCATATGCTTAGCAATTTGAGCGTTCTTTACTGGGTTGAACAAGTCCGCATTATGCTCTAAATCAAACTTGGTTCGTCTGTCTTCTCCAAGAGTGTTTATCATATTGATTTGGAATATGCCGTAAGAGTTATCTCCTGTGAGTGTATTGCCATTGAAGGCTAGGGGACGACCATTACTTTCTTTTTTGGCTATTGCCCAAGCTTCTTTTAGGTCTTGACCTTCAAAGCCTACTGCTTCCAACAACCACACCAACTCAATGTCGGTAAGGTTAGTCTTGTTCTCAAAGTAGGATAGAGGCTTAGTCTTCTTGACTGGCTCTACTTCAACTACTGCTTTTAATCCTGTTGCCACTTGCTCTGTTGCGACAACCTCTTGGACTTTGTTCTCTACTGCTACGGCTGCTGCTGTTGAGGTGATTACCACGAACAGCGACAGTATCGCCAACACCTTTTCGGGTGAGTTTAGAGTTGGGTTCATTTGGTTTTTCCTTTGTTAGGTTACGGGGACAGGGTTAGAGACTTCACTAACCCGACCATCGCCTCTTAGGGGATAGCCTTACTTCAAGTGTCTAATTCGTAAATCTCCTTGTGTCGTTAATTAGTACTGAATAAACCATAGCATATGTGCAGGGAAGTCCCGCAGTCAAGTTGAGCGTGAGCGTGTTTTGATTTTAATTTTTTACTCTAAAAGCCCTGCTCACCCCTGCATAGACCTAAAATACCTAAAATGCCCCAAAAAAAGTGCAGGAAGGACTGTTTTTAGCCCTTCCCGACACTTTAGAAGACTTGCGAGCGCCTAGCGCTTGTCCCTTGCTGAAAGGGTAGCAAGAGCAATAGAACTAAGTCCAAGAGACAAAGCAAGACTGTCTCCCCCTGAACTGTTTTGAAGTCCAGCAATTATTGAACCTACTGCCAGCACCATAGAGATAACCGCAGTCCAAACCACTCTTTTTAGATCCATTTACTTTTTCCTTTTCTTCTTAGTAGTAGGGCTTGTCTTGCCCTGTGCTTTCTTTCCAGTAGGGCTAGTTCTGCCTACCAACCTTGCTGAAGGGTCTCTAGCCTCTACCCCATTTGAGTAGATAGCCTTTCTAGCAGTTCGGTAAGCGACCCCCAACTCTTTAGCGACTGCCTCAATAGCCAGTCCCCCTTCATAGAGTTTTACTGCTTCTTCTTGGATACTAGCGACTTTCATTTATTAATTGTTTCCTTTTCTGTCTAGAGATTTCCGCTTCAAGAAATCTTATCTTTTCATTCTTTTGGTTAATGACTCGGTGTAACTGACCCTGCGCTCTGATACCAACCACCATAACAAAGCACGAACCTGCGAGCGCAATAATTATTGCGAGCATTGTTCCTGTATCTAAAACCATATTTATCCCTCCTTCCTTGTATAGGCAAAAGTAAAGACGGAGAAACAACCAACCCAGTCCCCCCACCTTTTTCCAAAGTGAAAGGTTCTCCAGTTAGTAGCCACGATATTTAGCCAAAGGGTATAGCGACCAACCCCAATGGTTATATGAGCTAAGTAAGTCGGTAGCCCAAATCCAATATCAAACATCATCTTTTTTCCCCCTTCTTATATATAGTCATCTTGCATAACTTCTTGGGTCTATCTGCTTAGTTCCTAAACAGAAACCGCACTCGCTTGCGTGAGCATAGCCCAAAGCCCCAGCCAAATTAGCAACTCCGCAAGACCTCATCAACAGACAAGCAAACTCTTGGTCGGTAAGCCCTGCTTGTAAATCATCAGCCATTTTTAGCCTCTTCTTTTTCAAATTGAATTGCTTTATCTAAATCTATATCGCAATAAGGGATACCCTTATAAATTGTTATAGGTATCTCACTTGTATCTGCCCAGCAAACTTCGCAAGACTCTAGCCCCGTATATGGGCTTGGGTGAATAACTTTTTTACTCATACCAAAATCCCTTCTAATCCTTCGTCATTTCCAAAGTCGGTAGGGCTTACCAAGTCCAACCACTCTCTGAATAAATAAATCAAACCTTCTTGTTCTTGTTGCTTTTGTTCATATAGTTCTTCATAAAAAGAATACGCTTCTCTTTCCCAGTTATCGGCAAGAGATAATTCTTCTAATATATAGATAGGCATTTTTTTCCCCTTTATATGTAGAAACCTGCCCTACCCTTACGGGTAGAGCAAGTCCTTACAAAAACTATTCATCTGCTCAACTGGAACTTTACACATTTCGGGAGTTGTAGCGTCAAACGCCCAAGCAATAAGAGCGAGCGCAATAAGCCCAACCGCAATTCTGCGACGAATAAACTTTGCTTCTGTTTTCACTTTGTCCCTGCTTCCTGTGACTCCCTTAGCCACTAGTAGAACTTTACCAAACTTTCCTGACTTTTTCTACTTTCCTGCTTTCTTTCCACTTTGGGCGTGTCCTGCTAGTTCTAGCAACTCGGCAACTGTCCTTTGTGGGAAGTAGTGAGAGTGTCTATCTTTGAGCATTACTGAAACAACTAGGTGGCTTCTTTTCTTTTTTGAGGCGTGCTTGATATGTCCTAGTGTTCCTAGTATCGCACTATCGGGTAAGAATTTCATAGCTTTATTCTAGCAACTTTCCTGACTTTTCTCAAATACATTTTTCCCCCTTATATATAGCGGAGAAAAATATCCCCCTACTTAGCAAGCAAATTGACCCTCATCAACGAGTCGCCTTTTCGCAAATTACATACTCCGTGAGTGGGGCGAATGTTGCCTAACTTATCGTGTCCACCTTTTATTAAAGGTATTAGGTGGTCTAAGTGTAAGCCCATTGTTTTATGCCCTGTGCGTGGAAGTGATAAGTCAATGTCTGTATGGCATACCCAACACTCCAAGCCGTAACGCTCAACTACTTGTGAGAGGTTGTAAGCGTGGTGATTTACTCCATACTTTCTTGCTCGCCTTGCTCTTTCGTGGTTAGCGTATTTCTCTTTGTTGTGAATGTAATTAAAGTGGTTGCTACGCTTTGCCTTGCGTGGGTTTTTCTCTTTCCATTTCGCACTTCTTTTACGAGCCTTCTCTTGTAAGTCGGGTCGCTTGGCGTATGTTTCTGCTCTTTCTTTAGATGTTGGTATTTTTCCTTCTAAAGTTCTTTTGCGATTACTCTCTCTACCAATACGGCGATACCACTCAATGTTTTCTGAGCGATACTCTGCTGTTTTCTTGCGAATGTATTCTCGCAAGGCGAGAACGCAGGGTTGGCAAGGCGTTTCTCCCTTTGACTTATGCCGTCTATAAGAGGCTGGAGTTCCACAAGGTTGAAGTGTTCTTGGCATTTTACTTACTCCCTAATCACTCGCTTCCCTTAGCGAGTGTGTAAGTTAATTGTAATCTACTTTCCTGACTTTATCAACGCTATTCATAGCGAGTCGTTTTTTCCCCTTTATATATAGAGGAGAAAAAATAACCCCCACCTTTCGGTGGGGGCTTACTTTTTAGAGCGCACCTTCTTGCGCTAGACCTATCTCTAAGTCTAAGAGTTCGGCAGGTGTGGCTTCCTCTAGATTTACCCAGCCAGCACCTTCCTCATCTATCCGAAAGATTTCTACATATCCCATAATCACCCCACCTTCATTAGTGCTTTGTATTGCTTTGTTCTCTTTATCTTAGTGCTTGTTGCCTTGTCTTGTAAAGCAAACTGAAAACGCCAAGAATTAACTTCTAGGTGTGTCTTTATTCTATGGCAAGTAGAGCAACGGACAACACATTTTTTCATTTCTTTTTGTAGTAAATCAAGAGATGTATTACTTAGTAACGCTGTTCCTATATCAAACTTTTTACTGTGAGTGTGGTCAAACTCTAGTGCCAATATATTATTCTCACCGCAGTCAATACAAGGGTGCTTCTTTAGATAATTAAATACATAAGTTCTTGCGTCAAGCCTTCTAATAGCGTGATTATTCTTTTGTCTTTTAGAAACACAAGGCTTACATTTACCTTCCCAACCCGCCTTGCCATTTGCCTGTATCTTAGGCTGAAAGTTAGATAGTGCCTTTGCTTTGCCACAACCATTACAAGGTCGCTTACCTTGCTTTAACAAGGCTCTGCGCTTCTCTGAACGCTTCTCTGAACCTTTACGCAAAATGGCTTGGCACTTCTTACATCTTGCTCTTTTTCCGTATTGACCTTGTTCGTGCTTATTAAACTTTGATAGCGGTAGAGGATAGAAACACCCGATACATACTTTTGTTTTTTCTTTTGGCAATTTAATTACCCCTTTATCCCTATTCACCTTCGCTTCCCTTAGCGAGTGTGTATGGCTTTATTCTACACGACCTTCCTGACTTTTCGCAATATGGAACTAAATCGGTGTTTCGTGCGTCTAACAATATAGAAACGAAAAGGGTATTTATATATAAGAGGGGGAAAATATGAACTATCAAGACGCTTGGGAAATTAAACGACCTACAACTAACTGTCCTATTTGCGGAGATGAAACTATAAATAATTATCTCTGTGAGGAATGCGCTGAACACTACTGATAAGCGACACGCCAATAACAAGTTCCCACACTTACAACGGCACATAGAATAAAATTAAGATACAAGCCAAGAGAAAGGGAACTCAAGTGGCAAGAGTAAAAGCAAGAGAAGTAATGATTTGGATAAATTGCTATCGTTGCGGAGAGCAATTCCAAATTAGGCAGATAGATTATTACCGCAACATAATTTGCGACAAGTGTTAAAGGTAGCCCCCGAGAAATCGGGGGTTATTTTTTGTCTATATATAAGGGGGGAAAAACTAAACTCGGTATTGAGTCAAAAGATAAAAAGGCTCGGCAGTTTTATTATCAAACTTTGAGGATACGGCGAGCGCAGTTTTAATAGCTGACCTTGCGTTAGTGAGAGTTCTTTTCTTTCCTTCTGATAGGGCATTGAGAACCCCTAAAGCATAGGCTGAACCTGAACCAACGGCATACGCCCCAACTGTATCGTGGCACCAAGAAAAGTCCTCACCTATTTCATAGATAGTTCCATTGACCAAGATAACTAACTGACTTTCGTGTTCCCCGTCTTTTGAGTATGAGGCTTCCTCAAAACACTTTTTTAGTTCCGGGATAAATACGGCAGTAATAAACTTATCTAATTTCAAACCTAAAGTAGTTGTGGTACATACTGGTGGCTTAAAAACGTGGGCTAATATATTTATTGCTCTTACATCCCCAGCCACGGCAATTATGTAATTACCATTCTTAAAAACTTTTCCATTATCTTTCGGCAGAATATAAGTCCTGCCATCTTCCTCTGAAACCCTAGAGTCATAGCCAATAACCGCCCAGCCTTCACCCTGAACCGCAGCTATTGTTGTCAAGATTTTTTCCTTACTTAGTAGTTAAAGTCATTCCACAATTCATCACGCAAGGCATACTCATATTTATCGGCAAGGTGAGAGTTTTTCTCTCCTATATCCTCACTTTCAATAAGTCTGTCTAACGAAAGAACGGCGGTGTATTCGTTGTCCTCAAACATTATTACTATCTTTGTATCTCCTTCGGCAGGGTCATCAACGATAGCCACAACGAAGGGGGCATTATTTCCATTAGGGTGATAAACCTTTTGAACTATTTCCATACTCTAAAGAATAACCTCACCCGGCCTTCCTGATTTTTCCCCTTCTTATATAGAAAAACCCCCCACCTTTCGGTGAGGGGCTTAGAGACTATTCGCCCCATAACTCTTCTAAGGTATCGGGCTCATAGGGGTTGCCTATCTCCTCTTGTTCCTTTTCAAAAGTCCAAGCGTTACCGCACTCGCATTTTACTTCTGAGGATACATTCCCCCAGTCGTCGGTCATAAAGTCTTCTTCCCAAGCCTTACCGCAACTACCGCACTCAACTTCAAGTGTTACATCTTCGGAGTAGATACCCGAACCTTTCATACTTCCTTCATAACTCATAACTTTCTCCCTTCTGAGTTAGTGTCTCTATTCTACATTACCTATCTGACATTCTCAATAGGGACACTTCACCCCCGCTAGGGAGGCAGGGGTGAGGTGCGATAGGCAGGGAAGCCTATCTCAACGGGGAGCGATAGGAAGGGAATCCTCGCTACTACCCGGACTACCATTCTAGCATTATTGTTTTACTTCAAAAACTTTTTCCCCTACCCGTTGAAGCAGTCGGGACACTCCAGCTGTCTCATCTGACCGCTTACCTCACTTCTTATTTTCCCCTCTCCGTAGCAAGTCTCGCAGTTTGGGTCTCCCTCATCAAGAACGCCAATATGATTTGAAACGGCGACTACATCCCAACCGTATTCCT